TCTACACAGGGAACCTGTACATAAGTCATCTTTGATTCGGCTTCGCCTTTGATGCCGTTGAATGGTAGTCGAATCATTGCACGTTCGACCCAGAAGAAAGTGTTCTTCGAGTTGCCATCAGGTAAGAAACGAACCAATGCGCTGGTTCCTTCTGCCATGTTCCAATGTGGGTAAATTGCGTTGTCGCCGCCGGTTTGACCGCCTTTGTTCGACTCTGCGGCTGCAAGTCGTGCGCGGATTTCTGCTAATGAGGCCATAATGAGTTCTCCTATAAATGCCTAAGTATGCCTATTATGTCTTTCGACATGGTGCCTATACACAAATGAAAAATGCATACACGTCGTAGTATATGCATTTTGCTAACATCGTGTCAATGTTATTTAGCGATTAAGGTAAGATACTAAACTTTTTATTCGCTCAATATCTTCAAACTTGTAGTCTGGAAGTGGAGTGGTTGTTGCAGTTACTTTGGCCGGTGCTGGTGCATCTGGAGTTTTTTTCTGTGCAGCCTTGGCCATGGGAGTTACCATAGCAGGATTGATCTTGGCACCAATTTCTTTGGGGTCAGTTACCTCAACGTCGTCATCGTCCTCAGCAACTTTGGGAAACTCTAACATTTCGGCCATGGCCAGTTCTGGCTCAGGCTCGGCTTGTACTTGTGGTTGCTGTGCCGGTGCTGGAGGCAGTTCAATGCCTAACTCCTTCAAACGATTGAGAATGATTGGACGGGCATCGGCGTCGGGATTCTGCATTGCTAAAATTTCCAACTCATCATTGAGATCATCGTCTCCAAATAAATCGTTGAGTTGTTCGGTGACATCCAAGGCGTCATACCCAACAATGAGAGGTTTGCTTAATAAATTGTTTAACTGTTGGAACTCTTGTGGTGTACGTGGTACTGCCCAAGTGCCTTCAGTGACTAGTTCAGTCCACTCGGCAAATTCGTTGAATTCACGCATTTGATTCCTCCGCTGCTGCAGTTTGGCCAACACAGGTAATGCTGTTTCAATTCTTTGATCCACACTCTGTTCAACAAACATTGTACGTAGATCTTCCACCATCATGTCAGCGTCATCTACCTTTGAGGGTTCCCATGATTCAAAATAGTTGTTGTATCCACGAGGAGACGCAAGATGTTTGAGACTTCGGTGTAAGTTTTGATAGTATTCGTTGGCTTGTTCTATTAAGCTCTGTGCTTCGCCTTCAAAAATTTTGTTCTGGTGAGCTCTGCGAAATCTACTGAGCACTGCCAGCTCTTGAACCATTTCTGCAATGTGAACACCTTTTAGATCATAAGGAGTGCCACCGTGGCGCACATGTTCTAGCATGGCCTTTCCGCCGGCAAGACTTCTAAATGGCAGTCTAAATCTTTCACCATCGGCAGTTTCTATAAAAATTTTATCAATGTTTCTATAACGTTTGTCGGTTTCGTTGAGCTTTTTGCTGTGATGTATGACCATTCGAACTTGGTCTGGTTTGGCGGTCCAACTGCGTGTGGCATTGCCCATCATACTTTCAAACAGGCTTTCGTTCATGGCCATGCGCATTGATGTAATATGATGTTTGAGTTGTGCCATGTTGTAGACACTGAAGTCTCGATCTCGCATCACTGCCCAAGGCTTCAAGTCTTGTAAAAAATCAAACCATGAATCTCTGTCATCGGGATTCATTGTCTTGCCTTTTTCGTCACCAAAGAAAACACTCATTTCTTTGTTATCGCCCAACAAAATCACCACGGTACCGTAGTTTTCACCCGAAGGTGCAATGTAGTGAAACTGTAAAATGTTACCTTCGCTGGGATCTATCACATCATTGGCCACAGAGTTGGTTTCTGTGGGATCAAATCCGCGACCTACTAGAAAATCATAAAGTTGACGTTGTGTGGTGTTTTTTGCCATGGTTTAATATTTATCTAAACACTGATACAAAGGGCATAGGCTCAATCATAGTGTCACCGTGGTCACGTATCTGCCCATCAAGTTCGCTGTGAAATGTCTGCAAAAGCTGTAACATACGTGTGACCAACAACGAAGCCATCACAAGATCGTCAGTTTCCCCTAATTTTGCGGCGTATCCGGCGCCAGCAGCTACGAAGTTTTTGAGTTCACTGACCAAGCTTCTTGAATTGATTTGCATACGTCCAGATTCCACTAAGTTTTTAAATTTGGCACAGGCTGCAATCTTTGACTTGTTAGTAGTATTAAACCCTTTGCGCATCCTTTTTGTTCCAGGGTCATGCTGCGCACTTAGGAAATAGCCTTTGATGTTTTCTTCGCCCCATTCAGCAATGGATATTAGAGCAGCTTCGCCCACAGTATTGTTTTCAACTGAATAATAAATGCTCTTGTCATCTTGGGTAATGTCATAGATATGCTGTATTATATCATTAAGTATACGAACTTGCGTGGGGATATCACTTTGATTGTGACGCCATTCGGCCACTTGTATTGTTGAATTTGCTTCAAACACTTGTATAGCAGCAGGATCGCCGCCGGTACCCAAACTGGGATCTAATCCAACTACATAAATTCTATTGCGTTCGGGTTTTTTATACCAACGAACTTGCCCGGTTTTGTACAGTGGATCTCGACCTTCAAGGTCAATAAGCTTCACAGGTGAAATGAGAGTTTCATCGTTGATAATGAATTCGCATTCCATTTCACGACGGAAACGTTCTTCGCCCAATGCTGCTCGTTGCTGCTTGGCCCAGTTTTCGTCTCGTTCGGGATGTTCTTGCCAACGTGCCCTGAATGCTTTGAATCCGTTGATGCCTACTTCGGTGGGATTTCCAAACTCATCTTCACATTTGTTGGCACCTTTCCATAACAGTGCAAACTGGTCTTCATCTGAGTTTGGTGTTGATGTTATGATACACTTACCACCAGTTGCCAATGTAGGACTAATTGAAGTCCAGAATTCGGTGGCCATTGTTGGGCGCACAAACGCAAACTCGTCACAATACAATAGTGATATACTCATACCACGACCAGTATTTTCTGTTGTGGTTTGTGAAACAATACGTGATCCGTTGTCAAATTCAATACTACCGCGATTGTAACTTATTACGCCGGCCCGGATATGGTCTGGTACATTCTCATACCCATATCTCACACGCTGCATGATTTCTTGTGCACCAAGGTATTTGTGAGCTGCCACAAGAATTGTAGAATCAGGCACAAACATTGCGTACCAAAGTAGATATCCAGCGGCCACAGTGGACTTACCCGTCTGTCGAGGAAGCATGGATATTGAAAATCTATTTTGATGGTATGTATTGATCAACCGAATTTGATAATCAAACATGTGCATGGCCATTTTGCCACGTGTGGGGTGTTGAATATAGAAAAAATGATTAATGAAATATTCAGGCCCTGAATCAGGATCAACACATCGAGCAAATTCTTCAAGCTGTTGATCAGTGTAGGGTGTTGGAGTATGTGCTTTTTTGACTAGAACGTTTTCTAAGGTACTCATTGCGGTATTTACTACTGTCTAGCTTGTGTCATTGCAAACCAAGCCGGTGTACCGGGACGTATGCCTTGTCGGGCAGCTTGATCGCGCAATCGAAAATGTTCTTCGGCAGCAGGGGCAACTTGTGGACGACCAGGATATATCACAGAGTAGAGAGGATCTGAGGGATCTATATAACAGTCCTCACAGGGATCAGTATAACTTAGATTTTGTGTGGTAAATCTCATATTTTGATATGTCAGGACCAATTGCCTATGCTGACATTGGCTCCGGTAGGCCCAATTGGCCAAATCTCTATGCCTGATCCAGCAGCAGTGTAACTTCCTGCGCCAGGGGTTGAAGTGAATCCAATATCAGGCGTCCAAGTACCGCCAGTAGTGACTTCAATTATACCGGTGACAGTCAAACTGAAGTAACCAGTGCCATTAAGGGCTGTGGTCACTGTGACAGGAGTATTAAATCCTGTGGTCAATATGTTTCTGGTCACTGTGGCTGCGGCTGTTGTACCTAGTGTGGCACCGGCTGTGGTTTGAGTCTCGTAGGTGTGTCGAGCTATAACTGCGTTGCCTTGTATGGCATATTGCATGGACATGTTGTTAGAAGTCTTGTATACTGTGGCCAAGATACGATAGGCGTATCGAGTGCTAGAACTCACAGTGGTGCCTGCACCCACTAAACTTTGTATAGCAGTTTGATCAATCAGTGAATAGTTGGAATTGATGATATAGGTCTGCTGTGTGACTATGAGACCGCGCTCGCTGTCTTGCGGAGTGGCGTAGAATACTCTACCATCATAACTCATAGCGCCTGGTTGTGCCACTGTCAGCAGATTACCTGCAGCAAATTTTAATGGGGGATTAGCGGTTGTGCCTGCTGGTAAATTCACATAGGAGTTGACATTGCCTGCTGAGATATTGCCAGTAGTAGATATCAACCCGGTAGAAGAAATTATACCACCAGTACTTAAAATTAAGTTACCGCCTGCAATATTACCTGTAGCCGAAACGTTACCGCTAGTGGTTAGTTTTGTAACTGTGACTCCATTTGCATTATCAAATGTGGCAATCTTTGACAGAGTGTTGCTACCAACAGCACAGGTCCAGATGCTGATGTTGCTTCCGGTAGCAGTTGGAGTATAGTTTTCAATGGCCTGATACACAATACGAGCACTGCCATTGCCCGACACTGTGGTGCCATTGTAACCTGTGCTGGATATACGAATAATTTCATCACCAGCTAGAACAGCAGTGGGAACATTTACGTTACCATTTATTCTTCGACCAACGTAGGCGGAAAAAGTACCTATGCTGTCGTTGTAAATTCTACTGGGTAAATCATTTTGCCCAGTGACGTGTAGCA